TATTCGGTGAACTCGATACCGTTGCACTTGCTGCACATTGTGGAAGCAGCAACGGCTTTGTTTCGAAGTTTTATGACCAGAGCGGAAACACGAACACGGCAGCGCAAACGACGACAAGTCGAATGCCTAAGATATACGACGGCACGACGGGAGTAATAACGGAGAACGGAAAGCCCGTTATACTCTCTGAAACAGGTGGACAATTCTTGAAGAAAACTGGCTTTAGCGAAACAACAATTGAAGCTTTTGTGACTGCTAAAACTAGCAGCGCGTTCAATTACTCTGCAGCTATTTGCGGCTCCAACGCGAAATACATACTCATTGCGCAGGAAAATAGCACAACAACAATTTTGAATCAAGACTCAGGAACTGTAGTATACAGGTTAGACACAGCTTCATATTCTCCTACGAATAGGGGTGACGTGTATAGCGATTTCGAAGATAACCAAAGGTTGCTCGGAGTTTCATTTGATGCTACGTCTTGGAGTGATTTGTATTTAGGTTATACGGGAAACACCGTTTTGAATATGTTTTCTTTTCAAGAGATTATTTTATACGGCTCTGACCAATCTACGAACCGCGCGAACATCGAAAGCAATATCAATACCTTTTACGACATATACTGATGAACGGTTATATCATAGTCCTACCAACAGACACGCAGACAAGCGAGCGCAGAGCGTATCAAATCACGCGCGAACTATACAACATATCTCGCCCCGTATTGACACAGGCAGAAGGCGAAGCGGCTTCGACCGTGTTTGGTATTGTCGTACACCCTGACGGAGTACAGAACGCGCTGCAAGTCGATACCGACTATATTATCAACGTGCATCCAGCGGCAAACCTTGAGCGTCTTGTTGCTTGCTTTCCTGAGCTGTCGAACGACGAGCGTTTCTCCCTGTCGGCTTTTGTGCAAACAAACTTCAAGTTCCCGTTCGGTTATATCGTGCCAAGCGATACGACAATCCGAACACAGGAATACATGGATGAAAACGGTTGGTTTCCTGAAGAACCCGAATTATGAAAGCTATCAAAATAATCTTTCTTGTAGTCCTGGCATTCGTCGCGATCCCCGTCGGGATTGTTTACTCGTTTGGTGAGTCGCTTTACTTTATCGCCTCAGATATCCTCAGAAGCATTTTCAGGGCTATATACGACCTCTTTCGAGATGTGTCGATAATTGTATCGGTCACAGCGTCAAAGTTCCTCAATCGGCTTCTAATTGATTCGGGAATTCCTTTCGGGAATCATTCTGTTTCGGCTGTCCTAGGAGCCAACCAACGAGAACGAACGCTCACGGGTCTCGGTTTATGGCTTACTTTGTTACTCGATAGCATCGACAAGAACCATTGCCGCAAGGCATCCGAACGCGCTGGGATATGAGCAAAGTCAACGAGACACTCATTGCGTTTGCAGATGATATCCTCAAGAGTGCAAAGCGGCATCTCGGAGGGCGTAGGATCGGCAAGAATAAGAACTACGGGGTCGCATCGGGTAACCTCAAACGGTCTCTGAATTACCGCGTCCGAGTACGTGGCAACGAGATTCGTGAAATCAGTTTCGGAGCAAAAGGCAAGGCGAAGAAGTACGCTCCCTTCATTCATTTCGGAGTAAACGGCACCCGCAAGAATCAAGGGTCACCCTTCACCTTTCGCAAGCAACCTCCATCCTCGGTATTTGTCAAGTGGATGAAAACGAAAGGGATCAAGCTCAGAGATGAGAAGGGACGATTCAAGAAGCGAACAGAGTCCAACATCCAATCGGCTGCTTTCCTCATGGCTCGAGCGGTCAAACGTAAGGGAATTGTCGGTCTTCGGTTCTATGAGAAAGCATATACAGCCGTGAGTAAACGATACACAAAGAAACTTGGGGCAGCGTTCGCGGAAGATATCGCGGGCAAATTCAAAGCTAACCTCGGAAACATAACGATAAAGAACTAATGGCTGTAACTATACCAGCGTCTCCGACGGGGAGTATGACCGTAGCGGATCAAAGCCTAATTTATACGCTCCTCACCGATACTTCCCCACTTCCTTCGGGCTTCCGTATATGGGTCAAAGTATATGAAAACGGAACTAGCGCATCGAACTTAGTTTCGACGCTATACCTGACTCCGAACACAAATGACACGGCATTCTTTAACCTTGCCGAAGTAGTCAAAGGACGGGTATCGGTAGACGATAGGCGATATGATTCAGCAGAAGTAATTCACGAGCCAATTTCGTCGGATAAATATATGACCCGAAGCAATAACAACCTCAAACTCTACACGGTTTCCGTTGGCGAATTCAACGGAGCAACGGAGGGTTCCGAGGATGCGAGCGCGACAATATATCTAATAGACGGTCACTTCCAAATTTCACAGGGTTTCGACCCTGGCTTTGCTGACTATTACGGAACAGCAAACACGGTGAAGTATTGGTTGACGGATAGGTCCCCCGCCTTGAACGTTATCACGATAGATGCAGCAGAAGAAGATCAAGGCGTTTGTGCTTTTTTAAATCGTTCAGCGGTTTCCAGTGTCGAACAGTTTACGATCACTCTCTACAACGAAAGCGGGTCGTTCATCAGCACCTCGACGATTGAAATAAACCTAACGAGCGGAGGGCAATCGCCTAACGCTCCACAGCCCCGAAAAGGGTTCCTTTGTTATTTCGGGGTATATCCCGCAAATATTGACGCGGCTTCTGGTTTACTGACCGCCAATCCAAGTTGGGGACACTATACAATCACACCTCAATTGACCACTTCTGCAATTCAAAAAGGAAATGCAATCCGCATAAATAAGAACTGTCGCCCCGTCAAGAATAACCCCGTGCAATTAGCGTGGGCAAATACGGTCGGAGGATGGGATTATCTCCGCTTCAACGGAAGGGGCTTGAAGACCGTCACGCGTGAAGAGAAGACATATCGCAAGATTATTGGAGATTATGACGCAGCGACTTTCGCCTTCACTTCTTTCGATCGCGAGAAAACGCCATATCAACTCGAAGCAACAGAGACGTATCAGCTCAACAGCGTGCTCACAATTGAGGAGGTGACTTTGCTTCAATATTGCATGAGGTCTAAGAATGTCATGGCACGAATCGACGGCACTTGGCTTCCGGTTACGATTCAAACGAACTCGATGCAAATCGAAGAGGAGACCGTCTCGAAGGTGTTCATCACTTCGTTCAATGTAGAACTCGCACAAACTATCCGATGCTAAGACTCACCCTTGCAGGAAACGAGATTGAACTCTACGAGAACGAGCCGGTCAACCTGAGTTATCAGTTCTCCGATATTCAGAATATCAACGCTTCATCGAGTAGCTTCTCGCAGACCTTCCGCGTACCACTCACAAAGAAGAATCAAGAATACTTTGGGGCGGTGAATGAGTTCGGTCTTATTACGACCTGGGACCCGAAGACTAAAGTCGATGCAGAACTCACTTACAACACGATCCCAGTCATGCGGGGCTTTGCCCAAGTCAAAGCGGTATACGTTCAGAAAGGCAAATATGCAGACGTAGAGATTGCGGTGTTCGGCGAGACGGCTAATCTCTCACGCGATATCGGGGACGCGATGCTCACCGATTTGGATTTGTCTTCATACAATCACACGCTCAACGCTACGAATATCGAAGCGAGTTGGGCGGGTACTTTATCCAGCTCCGTAATCCGTTACGGACTCCCTGACAAGGGGCAGAATTGGACTTCTTCAAATATATGGACATCGACAAACCCTCTTGAACACGGGGACTTCACGCCATACTTCCAAGCCTCCAAACTCTTCGAGGAGATAATGACAGATGCAGGGTATACTTACGACTCTGCTTTTTTGGATAGTATGAGCGACGTTTATCTTGCTCTATACAACGGCAACCTCGCAATCGAGGGAACAGAAAACCCGCAAGGGCAAACGATGCTCGTTGGATATGCAAGCAATCAAACAGGATTGACAGGCAACAGCTACACAAGTCTAACGGGGTTAAGTGAGTCATCGCCGTTCTATGACACAGGACCGAACTTCTCCGGCTCAACATATACAGCACCCTTCCAGGGTTATTACACCTTCAGGATAAATCTATTCGGCAGGATAAGTCATCCGACCCACGAAATCTCGTTTCGTTTATCGAAGGACACGGGAACAACTGAACTTTGGGAATTTATACCAACGTACACCGGGACGATATTCAACGACACATCCCACAACTTTCTGTCGGAACCGATTCTCTTGAATGACGGAGAGACCGTGAATCTTCAATACAAGCACGATTCTTCCGCGCATACGCTTGCACTCGATGGAGACGGCACCTTCTCACCCGACCAAACATGGTGGCAAGTCGTAGCTGTTAGCGCACCGACGAGCGGACAAACGGTCGAAGTTTCCGCCAATATGCCAAAGATGAAGCAAATCGATTTCGTCTCGGGGCTTCAGAAGATGTTCAACCTTGTATTGATTCCGGATCGCAACAACCCGAAACATCTCTCGGTTGAGCCGTTCAACGACTACATGAGTAGCGGAGCGCAAAAGGATTGGACGAACAAGATTGACCTATCGAAAGACCTCACGATCGCGCCCACGACAGACCTTCAGGCGCGACAGTACGATTGGACACATTCCAACGGGAAAGACCTTATCAACGAAATAGTGTTCAAAAATGCTTCTCGGGTCTATGGAAGGTACCGAGTTGATGACCCAGAGAACGACTTCGCTTCAGGAAACAAAGAGATCAAGTCACCCTTCGCGCCTCACGTCGTTTCATATATCCCCGGCACGCAGTACGCAGTTCACCGAATGTTGATTGATACGGAGCAGGACGATAAGACAATCAAAGACCCGCGACCGCGCTTGGCGTTTTGGAACGGTCAAGAAGCAGGGTCAATCCATTATCAGAACGACGCGAACAACGGCACTAAAACGGACGCAGAATATCCAGCTTTCTCGCAGTTCTCAGACCTTGAGGCAACTGTCACTGATGAAGACCTCGGTTTTGGTGCAGAGCGTCCATTCCATATCGTAGAAGCCAACCCATTAAATACCCTGTATTACAAATACTGGAGACCGTTCGTCAATGAGTTGTATTCCTCCGACGCTCGCAAGCTCACCGCGTTCTTCCGTCTAACTCGCTCTGAATTAGCGACGTTTGAGTTCTCCGACAAGGTTTATATCAAAGACACGTATTGGAGGATTCTATCCATCTCCTATGACGCAACAAGTGAAGACCTCGTGAAGGTCGAGCTTTTGAAGGTCTTAGGAGATATCCGCGACTGTCAATTCATTCCGTCAGGTATCGACAAAGCAAACGGAAAGATACAATTCACGAACTCCAGCGGACAGACCGTCGTTCAAGTTACTCGGGTTTGCTGCGAGAGGTACGGGTATTTCTACGACAATGCTTCATCTAACTGCTTCCAACCCTTCGAACAATGAGGAATCTTGACAATCATCGTTATATAGG